CGCCCGCGTTCCCGGCGGCAGCTGGTGCGCTTGCCGGGTTGCCGGCCAGGATGGCCGACCCGTTTCCTGCTTCTGACATGCTCATTCTCCTTTCTGGTTAATCATCATCAGAGCTCTCCTGGAGCTCGAAAACTTGCTTTTCGTTCACATACAGGTGCGCCTGGATGCGGTTCCAGACTTCGCGACGGCCCTCGGCCATCGCCATCGCCAGCGGGTCGATCGTCTTGCTGACCGGCGACACAATCATCGTCGAGCTTGTTGCTCGGCAGAACCGCCGCAGATCACCCAAGACCACTTTGGCCTCCGGTCCCAGGTTGCCATCGCCGTCGAGAAACACCCTTCGATAGGAGCGCTTGCGCCGCAGGATTTTCTCGATTAACGCCTGCATCATGCGTCACGCTCCAAAAATTGCAGGAGCCGGCTGTTCCATGGGTGAAGCACCGGCGATCGCTTGCGCTTGTGCAAGATTCTTGGCCGCGTCGCCAACCACCGGGGCCGCGGCGAGCAGCTGCTGCGCCTGAGCGGCCTGGGCTTGCTGCGCCTTCATCTGCTCGAGCATATCCTTTGAGCGCAGCACCTTGGTCGGGACGCCGTTAATGTTGGCAAGCTCCCGAGCAATCGCCTCCGGGTCGAAGATGTCGAGAATCGCGGGGTTAATCTGCGCCAAAGGCGAGACGCTCTCGAGGGTGCGCAAGATTGCAACACCTTCCTCGGCTCGCTGCGCCCGGTTGAGCGGACTGACATACTCGATGTCTACCATGCCGCCGGCGCGTCGGAGCTCTGGAGGCATCACCGGCAGCGCGTCGGCTTTGGCCAGGATGTCAAGCTCGCGCTCGATCATAGGCCCGAGAAGCTCGGATTGCTGGCGGCCCATGCTCGGTGCCAAAAGCGCACCCTTCTCCTGGGCACGCAACATGGCCTCGGTCGCCGTCATTGATGGCGTCTCGACCAGGATCTGAAACAGCGTGACCAGGAACGCATCGTTGATGACGCGCCGGCGCTGATCCATCATTTCCAGGCCAATGTCCACGCGCGCCCCGGTCTGGAGCGGATGCACCACTTGCTGGCCTTGGTCATTGACGCCGCCGTAGTTCAGCGCGCCAGGTCGAAGGTCGAATGCCTGTAGCGCGCCGTCCTCCTGCAGCAAGAGCGGAGGATCAACAATCTTATGCGCTGCGCGGATCACAGTTTTGCTCATTTCGTTGAGCATCTTCACATCCGGCAGCACCGTCATGGCCGGCGATCGGCCATAGATTTCCTTGGGGCCGACCACATATCGGCCGACCGCATAAGGCATCGATCGAAAGCCACCCTTTGAAAGCTCCTTGCGGCCGAGTACGGAGATATAGCAGCTATAAAAGTCCATGCCGCGGTAGTCCTTGCGGCCGGGCTTCTTGTCGGTGTTGGGATGCACCGCGTGGACGAAATCAAACTGCTGATCGGGAAACTTCTCGGCGGCCTCCTTTATTTGGGTTGGCAGTTTGCTCAAGGTCCACTTCTGCGCCGCTTGGCGCGCAGTCATCTGAAACTTCCGGTAGACCGTATCGATTACGCCCTGGTGGTTTTCGGCAATAAACATCTCGGACAGGTGGATCGATCGATAGCGGATCCCGCGGCCCAGCGCGTCATCGATGAAGAGCCCGCCGGTGCCGAACGCCCCGAGGCTCATATAGCATTCGTTCGCCTGGCTGGCGAAATTCGCCCGCGGCGCGTAACGGACGTTGAACAGAATTTCCGTCACCTGATCGAGCCAAGCGCGCACGACCGGCGCTTCAGATAGGTCCGGGTCTAGTGTGCGCAGTCGATGCCATCGCTGGGTGCGCGGCGTAAGCATCGATTCCATTGCGGCTGCGAACCGCTCGAGCGCTAAGTTGGCCGTGGCGTCAAACACCTTCTCGTTACGCTTGGCACCAGGCGCACGGCTGACGCGGAACCAGTCCGCTCGAGGCAGGATGCGCTCCGCAATTTCACGCCAATGCTCATCAAATACGGCGCGGTCAGACTGCATCCGCTCGAGGCGGCGCAGAATGTCGTCCGCGCGATCGTCGCCGCCGGCTGCCATCGCCATCATTAACTCCCCAACAGGGTTTTCGTAGTCGTCGGCGGTGAGGTGAGGTCACCCCCGATGCCGGTGAGGATCGACGCAGCGCGGCCCCTGCGGCCGATCACGTCGTCCTGTTTCTGCCGCGCCGCCCTGGCCGCGTCAATGTTGGGTGCCGGTGCCGGGGCCGGCGGTGGAGCAGGGGGAGGAGGATTGTAACTTGGACCGCCGCCGCCAAATATACCGCCCATGATTTAATCCTTTCAGATCAGATAGAGAATGCGTATTCTGTAAGCGCGACTTCCTGACGCATAACAGGTCGATCGCGTCTTATCAAAGTGCGAGCCTCGCCAGCCCCGAGCATCATGTATTGGCCCGCCTCTGCAACGTGCGAATAATGGTTCTTGTCCGGGACATTTCGATATTTTTCGGCCCCGATCACTTGCACCCTCTTGTAATTGTAACCGCCGGCCATTGCTTTCCGAAGAACCGTACATTGCGGATGAACCATCAAGCCCGGCTGGCCGTCGATCAAACGCCCCAGACACACCGCGACGCTCTCGCGCCGCTTGATAAAATCGTTGGTCGCCGCCGGCCTCGCCGGCACGTTGGCAGCGTGAAGAATCTGAAAGGGCGTTGTCTCGTCCGTTTGGGAGCGCGTGTCGCCCGCTGGGTCACCTGTGATGCTGCCAAAGACCGCGCCAGGATAGCGTTCGTGCATCGCTTGGCGCAAGAGTTGCGCAAACCGCACCGCGCCCATGTCCTGGGTGACGAGCTCTGAGTGCCATCGCCATTGCCCCATCGCGGACCGCTGGCCGAACACCGCGGCAGGGGTCAGCCCGAAGTCAATTCCGACATGGATGGGCAGCCCCGGCAGCAACTGGAATTCCTGACAATGGATCGAGTCGCGGTATTCTGGATACACCGGCTTACCATCGCGCACGAAGCCATAGTTACCGTTGACGTAGACCCGAATCCAGTCCTGATCCTTGCCCGGCAGCTGGCGCTCATAATACGCGCGGCCCTGGCGGCGGCGCGCTTCATCACCTTCCGGCAAAGATAGGGTTTCCGGCACCTGGTTGAGCCAATCCAGGTTTTCGGCCTGGTCATCAAGCCCGCCTGGTTGGCGGAAAAATTCCCAGCCTGGCGGGTGATCCTCCTCGGCCAGGCGATACCACCAATGATCGCTGTCTGGCGGGTTGGTGCTGGCGATGATGCCGGACCAACTGCAGCCGCCCAGGCTCGGGCCTGGATAGCGGCCGGCGCGGCCAGTCAGGCCATCGATTACCGCTTTCGGCACTTCACGGGCTTCGTCGACCCAGGCACCAGTCAGTTCCATGCCGAGTAGTTTGGCGATGTCCTCCGGCCGGTCAAGAGAAACGAATATGACCTCGAGGTCGAGCTCCCCCTCTTGAATGTGGTGTGACGGCGGCCCGGTGTCGATCCACCGGCCGATCGTCGGTGGAACCCACTGGTGCCAGGTCTTGATCGTTGTAGTACGTAGCTCCGGATAGGTATTTCGGACAACGGCCCACCGGCTGCGGCGCTTGCCATCCGCGCCGGCGGCCTGATTTTGAGCCCGGCGCAAGATTTCCATGACGCAGACCGTGCTTTTTCCTGACCCGAACGGCCCCATGATGCCGCGAAAAAATGCGCTTGACTGCATGAACGCTCGAGCTACGCTGCCCGGCGGCCGATATACGACCGTTGAACGTGTGTTCATCGCTCGTGCCCCCGGTTGCCGGCTCGAATACTCGTATTATTAAGCGTAAAATGAACCATAGAAAAACTTATTAACCTATAGACACAAATCGCTTAAATAAGCAATCGCGCGGAGGCCCCTTCCCTGTAATCAGGGGGGCCCTTTATCCCCAAGGTCAACGCGGATTGCCAGTCCGGGAATCGAATTTTTCCTCTAACATCTTAATATCTCATTAGATGTTGAGTTCAAAAAAACAGTACTGCCCCCAAAGTTGCCCCCACACTCTCGGTATCACTCACGATTTGCGCTCACAAGATCGATT